TTACATATCCTCAAGCTTTGAAATTAGTTGGTCATACTTTTGCTGTGTATCGGTGGTAACATGCAGATAAATTTCACGAGTTATGTCACTTTTAGAGTGTCCAACTCGTTTTTGGATCACTCTTAGAGGCACTCCCAGATCAGCCAGCAACGAGACATGGGTGTGCCGGAAAAAGTGAGTAGTGACTGGCTTATCAATACCTAGGCGTTTAGCGGCCCTACGCAATGCCGAGTTGGCGGCCGTAATATCGAGCGGTCGTTGATCAGTAAAATGGGTGGCATCATTGTAGGAGAAGAGCAGTGCCTCAGCATCTTTTCCTACGCAGTGACGCTTCACGATCTCTGCTGCTTCTGGCGATAATACAACATTACGATTACTAGCCGAAGTTTTAGGCGAATCAGAAATGAACCGGCGAATAGGGCTTTTTAAAATAGTCAGGGTACTATTAATCTGCAGAAACCGTTGGCCATCTTTTTCAAGAACATTTTTGACTTGTAGCGCTGCTAGTTCGCCGAAACGCAGCCCTGTTAAGTACTGTAGTCGGAAAGCATCGCTATAATGGTATAACTTACGACGCTTAAACTCGTTGATAAGAGCACTGCTTTCTTCTCTAGTTAAGTACTTATTTTCAATCTTTTTAGCGTAGGGGATCGCTCTTTTCCAAGGAATTTCGACAGTCTCCATTGGTGATGCTGTGAGATATCCATAATTGATGGCATATTTAAATAGCGCAACTAAATGGCCTTTAATATCATGTGCTGTGCTATTACTAATTGGCTTGTCACTGTACAAGCGGTCACGGAAATACTTGTTGATCATAGGGGTAGATATTTTAGTGACCAGTGTATGCGAGCCAAAATAATCGACAAACTGCCGTACGAAGATCTTTTCATTGCTAAGTGTATTTTGCTTAAGTTGCTGAGCACGCTCAATGATAAATTTTTCTGCTAATTCGCCTAAACTAATATCTATGATATTGTTTCCTTCGATCGCTAATCGCTGACGAATGATCTCATCAAGTTCGCGGTGAGCTGCATTTTCAGTTCGTGAGGTAAGTTTATCTTTGGTAACTGAGACTTTACGCCTGCGGCCGGTTAGAGGAGATTTATAAAATGCAACAAAGCGGTAGTGGATAGTGCCGTCTTTGAGTTTGACTTCTCTGGGTTTGATAGCCATTTCTGCACCTTCTTTTGATTAATTTGATATATTCAAAAATATGTTCAGGTGATTTGTTTTTAAAACCGGCCAAATTGACCGGAATTAGTACAAATTGCGATATAATACCGCCGTTTGTAAAATTAAGTTAGAAAAATAGAAAAGCCATCTAAACGAAAAATCGGATCGACGGTGATTAAAAATGTTTATAGTAACTTCATAACAGTCTTAATTAAATATTCAAAATTAGTATATTCCGACCTAAAGTATTCTATTTTAGAATAAGAAATTCTATTTAGCTTAAGTGCCTCGGCATTAAGCATAGTGAAAACAGTTTCATACTCAATAGTAGTGATAAATAAAGATGATAATTGTTGGTTCATTAAGGATGTAGTTTTAAAAAAATTATTTAAATAAATAGATGGGGCTACATTTATATCTTCTCGAATATGAATTTTATCAGATAAAGAACCATATAGACTTTTTCTACCATATTGAGTGAAATTGTTTATTTGAGATTTAATAAATCTTTTCTGCTGAACAGATATAGTACTTGGAATAAAATCATCTTTAATTTTTTTAGTTACTTGCTCTAAGTTATTACTAAAAGAATTAGTGGGGTTAGAACCGTATCCATATTGAACGATTTTGATTGAGGATTCCAAACTCCCCCTAAGTAAAAAATAAGCCGTGTAGTCATCATTTTTAAGAACAAAAATTAAAGCGCATATTAATAAATGCTGATTTAGGGCAAGTAAAGACTTGATCTTTTGATCATTCTTTTTATTTATAAATAAATCATTGCATATACTCCTATAAATATATAAAACATTGTGCATTTTCTTTAGCTCATTAATCGTTTCATTTTTAGATGCTAAAAAAGAAGAGTTTAATACATTAATGACTTTTCGAAAATCTTGGTTGATATCATCAGACAATGTGCCTTCTAATTTTGGCACTTTATAATTATCATTTTCCATTCTTTAACTCCATATCAGCTAAGATTGACGATTCCTTTTTTTGCTTTTTAACTTTTTTAACGTTTTTTTGTGATTCGTTAAGATAATTGAAATGTTGATTAATGAGCTTATTAAATTTTCCAAAATCATCTAGATTAAAAAGATACTTTGCAATTCGTGAAAAGAGTAATGGGCGACTTCGATATACATAGTCTGCAAAGCCAGGTTCTTTAGTTTTTATATTAATAATATTAAATTCTTTTTCAAAACAACTAATATATGGGTGCAGGTCATCATTAGCTTTAAATATAGATTTATCAAAGATAGTTGCGCTTACGACGCCAATAAAGATTATTTTTCGTTCAATGAAAGATAAATTACCACTTTTTATTAGAGTATTAAGTTTATTACTTGTCATTTGCTATCCCCGCTATCCTACCTATTACTTCTTCAGTAAAATCTGACATCTTTGCTGCGTATTCTGAAATTCTTCTTTTGTTTAGAGCTTCTGTTGAACGATAGATTGCTGAATTAGTAACGAAAAAGTTATCCTTATGAAATATTGTATCAAACGGTTTAACAGTAGAGTGAACTCGTTTATTCATTTTAGTACTCAAGAATTTCTCTAAGTCTTCCTTATATTTTCTATGTGCTAATGCAATTCCATTGTTAGCTTTTGTTGGATTTAAAAGCATATATACTACCCCTAAAGCTTTTAACTTTCCTTGCAATGAATTATTTTTTTCCTTTAACTGTGTTGCTAGTATAGATATACCCATTGTTGAGAAGTCGTCAAGATTAGTTGGGATAATATAAAAATTAGATTGGGATAAAGCAACGGTAGTCAATTGGCCCCACGTTGGTGGGCAATCTATTAAAATATAATCGTAATTTTCGGTAAGCCTATTTTCAAAGAAATATGCCCCGAGTTTATCTGCTGCTGATGCGTTAATATCAATAATTAAATGTAGATCTCCAGGTATAATATCTAAATTTATTTTTTGCTCTTTAGCAGATTCTCTTGAAGAGGAATATGAACTGATTTCCGGAATTTCAAAAGAAAGATGACTAATATAAGGGGTATGTTTTTTTTCCTCATTATAGCTATCTACTAGATCATCTTCACTATTTTTAAAAATACCAACAATTGTTTTCTTTTCCTTAGTCAATAATTGATATTCGTCTAAATTTCCATAACTATATTTAAACAGAGTTTGAGTTGAGTTAAATTGAGGGTCAATATCAATTAATAGAACTTTTTTATTTCTTGCAGCTAACTCAATCGCTAAATTACAAGAAATAGTTGTTTTACCAACGCCACCTTTCATGTTTAAAATTGAAATAACATTTGCTTTCATTTTAATTCGTCTCCTTATTTGATTTTTAAATGGAAATTTCCTCAAAGGGGCTAATTTTCAGTAGCTAATACTTTGGTTTAAATATAAGTTTGTAAATTTTTTTATCCCACTTAAAAATTTTATCTTGAAGTTTCGTATATTGAAGGTACTCTTTCTCAATTAAAATGATGTTACTGCTATTTCCTTTTAATGAAAGGACCATACCTTGCTGTAAATTGTTTTCTATTAAATTCCTAAGTTTATGTTCGCTTGCTTCACATGTAATATTAGCTATATTATTTTGTAGTTTAATTTTCCTTACTAAATATTTAGAAGGAGTAGAAAAATCTTTAATGTATCCCCATAATAAACGAATTAAAGGAAGAAATAGTGCGAATATAATCATAAAAAAGAAAACCAAAAATACTATTAATAAAATGATGCACTTTATATTAATTGACAATGACATTCTATTACCTCTTTATTGTTAGAAATTTTATAATCAATTTGATCAAGTTTTAACCAATGATCAATTCACTTAGTATCCCTTGTATCAGTAGGGGATACCTTTTAGTTATGCGATACACTCCCATCGTCCCCGACAGTGGCTGTGTAGCCATCTCCAGAAAAGGTCCAGCCGTTGGATGTTCTCGTTGCCTACAGGTCACCGTTGGCACCGCCGAGTATTGCGCGTGCCTGATCTTCCGTAATAGCGCCACCAGTTTGTGAGGCTTGGCTCGGAGCGGTAGCTTGATTGGCAGTTTGGGTAGACGCAGGACTTGGTTGCACGTTCTGACTGGCCGAAGCGGATGATGATACTGACGTTTCTGCAGTTTGCGTTTTCTTTTTGTGACTATGCTTAACAACTTTATTTGAGCTGCTCGACGATGCAGAATGGCTGTCTTTTGTAGTCGAGTGTCCACAAGCAGCAAGACCAGTCCCAACTATAAGTATGCTGCTTAGTGTAATAATTCTTTTAAAAATCATGTATTTTCTCCAAATAAGTTACAGGCGGAAATTTTTGGAATACAATAAATAAAAAGTAACTGAGGTGATAATGTGTTCTTAGCTATTATTGTTTCCATAGCCATCAACATTGTTATAACACTGTTGATAGTTGGATTTGTCTTAAAAGTATATTCCGATTTTTTGGCAAAACTACTTACCGATACCGAAGAGCGTTATGATAATAAATTAGAACTTTTAAATAAAATTGAAAATTTACGCAAAGATAATTTCAACGAATGATTGACCTAATTCGGTTAATTCAAGGCTTCCCGGAATGATATTAACAGTGTCATATTGATGCTGCGTTAAAAAGATTTCCGGCCTTTTTTTAGAATTGATATCCAATTCAAAATGACCGTTCAAATTCTTTTCTAGATGTTTATTATTTATATGTTTTTTAATTTTACTTAGGTCGTTGCGTTCAGAATTATTAAATTGACCGTATTTTCTTCTAACAATCCCTAAAGATTCTAAAGTATCGATTTCTTTCGAATATATGCTAACTGTTTCTTTTTTAGGGTTATCATTCTTATTTAAAACATAGTCTTGTTTATAGTCAGTGAAAAATTGGCGGTCTTTCGAATCGGTAAATCGAACTTTTGTAATCGCTATTGATTGAGTATATTTGAACTTGTTTAAAAATAAAGCTTCATTTACGCTAAGATTTTTTAGAACAGTAGAAAAGTATGGGGAATTTTTATTCAAGTATTTGCTATCAGTCGAATTCGCGATTAAATTAGCAAAAAGATTTCGTAATTCTTCACTTGAAAGAGAGTATCTGGAATCTTCGAATGCCTTAAAAATGAGGCCTTTATTTGCGTCAGTACGCCGTTCTTCGGGAATTTGGGTGTATTTTTCGCTAACTTGTTTTATGAGGGCGTCTGTTTCTGCCTTCTTGACAGCACCATAGCGAATTAATTTACCAAAAATCGCATAATACAGTCCGCCAAGACTATATCCAATCTCTTGCGCTATAGGATTAAGCAGTAACTCTAATGTAGATTTTGGAATTACCTGTTCTAGATCTTTAATTTGGTTTGGATCAACGCTCACATTCATCACCTTTTCTCAAACAATTTACTAGCACTAAACATCTCCCGTCAGCTCATTGCTGTTCGGGATTTTTTACTTCGTAAACGCCTTATGGCAGTCATTGCATAACCAATCCACTTTACTGCTGCTTTCCCCAGCAAAGCCCGCTAATGCACCAACACCACCGGCCAGCACCGCCCCAGCAACTGCTTTGCCTGCGCTAAAACCTTCACGGTGCTTACTCAGTGGTGTTACGTCCTCACTACCGCAGAAGGGGCAGAAGAGTTCTTCGCCGGTTACGTTGCCTTTCTTGTCGATTGAGAGGGTGGCACCTTTGTTGTAGTAATGGAGAAACTCGATGGAATTGTGGGCTTGAAACCAATTAATGACTTTATTGTTATGAAGAGTTTTTCTGGTTTTATTATCAGGAAAAACTGCATTTGCGCATTCTCCGCAAATAACATCCTTATCCTTATTTTCGTAGTAGACTTCTTTAAAGATCGTGAAAAAGTTTAATTTCCTGCCGCAGCCTAAGCATTCCTTTGATTTAAGGTTCATAAGTCAAATTCCTCCCAACGACTATTTACTTCGTAAACGCCTTATGACAGTCATTGCATAGCCAATCCACTTTACTGCTGCTCTCCCCAGCAAACCCAGCTAGTGCACCAACACCACCGGCCAGCACCGCCCCAGCGACTGCTTTGCCCGCACTGAAGCCTTCGCGGTGCTTACTCAGGGGTGTTACGTCTTCGCTGCCGCAGAAGGGGCAGAAGAGCTCTTCGCCAGTGACGTTGCCTTTCTTGTCGATTGAAAGGGTGGCACCTTTGTTGTAGTAGTGGAGAAACTCGATGGAAGAGTGGTTTCGTAGCCACCAACTCACACTGTTATTAAGAAACAATTTTTTAGTTTTGTTATCAGGGAAAACTTTATTGGCGCATTCTCTGCAGATAACTTTCTTATCCTTGTTTTCATAATAGACTTCTTTGGCTGATGTAAAAAAGTTTAACCGCTTACCACAACCCATACATTCTTTCGATTTAAAATTCATAAGTTTAACTCCTTTATATATTTAGCATTAATGGTAAGTACCGCTCAGCGAAACGTGTAGCATATCCTTCTTCACGCAAAACAACTGTCTTTTTGCTATTGGATAAATCTCCGTAATCAACTTCATGGTGATAAATTTCGTGTAAAATCGTCTTAAGCTGTGTAAGGTCATCATCGTTGGAATTAACGTATACGTCATGACCATCAATTTGTCCGTGAAAATGCGGATTAGGGACGTCAATTGACCAGAATCGTAACTCTGGATACAAATCTTCGAGCTTTTCCAAATCGGTCATGAAGCGTCACCCCTTAGATTCGTCTCCGAAATTTCTTTGCTGCTTCGACCATTTCAATGATGGCTTTGCGTTCTTCGTCAGAGATATCCGGATCGATAGAGTAGGCCACCAGCTTTTGATTTTCTGATAGGCCTGAATTATCTTCTTTGTGCTTTTCTGGACGTCCGAGAAGATAATCTGTAGATACATTAAATACTTCTGCAAGCTGAACTACAGCACTACTTGTTGGTTCAGCTTTGTTATTTTCCCATGCAGTTACTGTTTGCTGTGATACATGAATTAATTTACCAAGTTCGGTTTGAGATAATCTCTTTTCCTTACGTAGATCTCTAATTTTTGATCCCATATTCATTACAGACACCTCCGCTTATATACTTATTTAGTTAGATTATATAGTTAACTTTGTATAAACTAAAGAAGTTTAGGAATCTTATAAAAAAAATCAGTATTTAGCATTGACTTATAAAGTAAACATGATATTATATATTCATGAACTACGAAAGGAGGTAACAGTTTGGCTACGGAGTTAAAAGTTTTGAGGGTTCGCAAGGGATTAAATCAAGAGGAAATGGGAAAACAAATTGGAATTTCCCAAGTAACTATTTCCGCTTGGGAACGCGGTGATTCTATTCCAAGCGGAAAAAACATTAAAAAATTAGCCGATTTTTTTGGCGTAAAGCCCAATGTTATTTTTGATGCAGTTTTTAACAATCGAACTTTATAATATGAGAATTTAAGTAAAGTATAGTTGTTAGAATGGGAGGTGCTAATGACCACACGAAGAGCAAAGGCGCATCACATTATGGTGCGCTACGAGAAGAACATTAAGAACGCGCTCCGGTCATCTGACCCACTAGCGCAAGGCTTCTATGGATTTTGCGCAGCAGCTGCGCGTCACCGATATGCAGTCCAATGGAAGAAGAAAAAGCAGCCCCGAGGGACTGCGAAAGGAATTTAAGAGGGACAAATATGGAAATTAAGATTACAGGAACACCAGAAGAAGTAAAAAAACTCCTTGCCGAGTTAGCCGGCAAAGAGCTTGTAACAAAGGATTCTGAGCGCAATTTCAATTGGGCTAAAGGGCGCTATGAGGATCAGCGTCAAATTTCTTAAGCCAATCATAGTTTTCAGAAACTACGTCTTGGAGAGTATCGATTCCTAAATATTTTCCGTCAAAGTTAGGATCTTGAGTAGCAATGGTTGCATTGGCTTTGATTTGGATTGATGCAAGGTTAATAGCCATTTTCATTAATTCACGATCCATAATTAATCACCTCCTTTCATAGGAGTAAGACAACGTAAACGCTAAGAACTATCTTACCACAACATATCGTGGCAAGTGGGAAAGAAGTGACAATATCATGTGGTCGCAAATTCAAAATGAATTGAAGAGGCAAGGTAAAAGCGTGTATTGGCTATCCAAGCAAACTGGAATTAGTGACAATACCCTCTATGCTTATAAGAACTATGGCATTGAGCCTACTTTTAGTAAAGTATGTAAAATTGCTGACGCCTTGGGTGTTAGTTTAGATGATTTGCGGGAGGACACAGATGACAAAAATTAAACAAATTCGGTTGGATATGTACGTTAGGAGGTGATGAATATGATGAACGATTGGAAACGCGTTGACGAAATCATTGCTGAATATGGATACAGCAAATCAGCGTTTTATCGTCGTCGCGCAGAATGCTTGGCTAACCCAAGGTTCCGTAAAGCGATCATTACGGATGGTAAACGTAAAACATTTATCGTGGAGCCTATCTGGCAAGAATTTTTGGATTGGCGCTCAGATCAGTCCAAGCAAGATATTTTGGGGCTTAATGTGCGAGGAGGCCACGTATAGGAGGGACAGTGATGACAACGATTGTGTTAGACCGCTACTATGGCGAGAACGCCGTGCAGTATGAAAAGCGGGTCGATAAGCTGATCGCAAAGGGCACCTATCGAGGCAAAGGTAGCGATGTGAGAAAGATCATCGGGTCCCAAAAAGTGCATACGCTTGACGGTACCTTGATCAAGGCAAGTTTGGATTTAGAAAGTAAAGGATGGTATTGAGATGGATTTAATCGCTGAAGCAAAGAAAATGGTTGCACAGGGACGTCATTCTGAAGGATGGGCGCTTATTGGTAAAAGTAAAGATGGGGTCCAAATTGTCCGCAATATTAATAACACAGATTTATGTTATGGAATCTACGAATTAGCTAAACACGATAAATATACAAGAACATTAATTATCGCTACTGTTGAAATGCTGAAAGCTGAAATGGAAGGAAAATGAAAATGAAGGTAATTAAGGCAATCGCCTATACGACTAGCGCGTGGGGCATGACCTACGCCTGGTTTAACGGGCTAACAGATTGGTTTGGGCTACCAGCGTTGATTTGGATCATTGTCGCGGCATGCGACCTTGGTGATGCACTATCGCCTTGGATGGATCCCTGGTTTGACCCAACTATCGATAAAAAAGGGACCAACGGCCGCCACCGTTAGTCCCAAGTGAAAACACAATATTAAAAGAATTTTCGAGGTAATTGTACCATGAATTTGGATTTAGCAAAATACTTTGTTAAAAAGCAAAAACAAGAACGTACAGCTTTGTGTGAATTAACAGTTGCAGACGTCCGACGTTTGCATGAGCAGTTTGCCCTGATCGATGGCTACGGCCACCTAATCAATATGGCGAATGGCTTATCAGAATTAGAACACCGCTAGGAGGGATTGCAATGCACGAACTCATTGACATGCAAGACGACCTAGAAGAGATCCAACAGGAAGAACCTTACGAGGAGATGAAGATCCATGACTGATATGCGGATTACTGATGAAGAAGGCCTTTACAAAGCACTGTATCGACTGCGGAAGCTTGATGAAGAACAGGCTCACGATGATGTGCAACGGCAAAAGGAACTGGACGAAACGAATGCTTGGTATGTCCCAGCAACGAAAACCCGCCAAGACGAACGAGAAGCCGTAGAAAGCCGAATTAAGGATTTCTACCTGACTCAGTACGAAGCAAACCCTCACTATCGCTACAAGAGCCGTAACGGTAGCGTAGGCAAGCGCAAATCTGTGGAATGGACGCACGATGACCAGCAATTAATCGACAACGTACCGGCAGAATACGTCAAGACCACTAAGAAGCTGCAATGGGGCGACTACAAAAAGACGCTTACCCCACTTGATGATGGCCGTGTGGTCAATGAAGACGGCGAAGTCGTTGCAGGCGTAACAGCTACCAGCGTAATTAACGTTACGATCAAGCCCACGAAAGGCGATGATTAGATGCGCTTCTACAAACAAGGGCGAGTTCCGCCAACCCCGCATATGTATTTCGTCTATGGCGACGGTGGCACTGGTAAAACGACACTGTTTAAGCAATTCCCTGGTCGTAAGCTGCTAATTAGCTTTGACCTTTCCACAAACCCGTTGATTGGTGATGAATCAGTCGATGTAGCGGTAATCGAGAGCAGTGACGGACCACGAATTCAAGAACTGGTGATGTACTGGGTGCAAGGAGCGATCGCTTCTAGTGATTATCAAGCAATTGCCTTAGATAATCTATCAGCCTTGCAAAATCTAGTGCTTGAAAACATTGATAATCGAGCCAAAGACAACCGGCAGAACTATCAAAAATTACAACTCTGGTTCCGGGAATTGTCGATGTTGTTACGGACTAGCGGCAAGAGTATTTACGCCACGGCCCACCAAGTTGACAACGGAGCCAACGGTCTAACGGCAGAAGGACGCTATGCTGCCGATATGAACGAGAAAACTTTTAACGCATTTACCAGTACTTTTGATCTGGTTGGCCGGATTTACATTAAGGACGGTCAACGCTGGATCGACCTAGATCCGGAACAAGGCAACCATGCCAAGAACCGGATTGACGATCGAAAACTAATCAAAGCAAACGAACTTATCCAACAGGAGGAACACTAATATGTTATTCAAAGTAGATCACAACAACATCATGGGCGCAACGGTTGAAGAAGCAGGAACTTACAACGTCACTGTTCTACCAACCTCACAAGTTACACAATCCAAGTCTTCTGGTAATGACATGATGGTGTTGAACTATGAAGTGGCTGATGGTAAGTACAAAGGCGGTCAAATCCGTTACCACTATCTGGTCTGGAATATCGACAGCCAACAAAGCCGCGAGCAATCGATCCGCCGCTTTAACACGTTAGCAGTGGCGTCCGGAGCGCAAGATGGGGTTGAAATTGCCAGCTTACAATTGCTACTCAAGGCTTGCATTGGCAAAGTCTTGTCAGTAACAGTTGATTGGGAGGAAAACCAAAACGGCGATTACTTCTTACGAGTTAAGTCATTTGGCCCAGCTAAGCAAGCATCAGAACCAAATGGTATTACTCGCCCACAAGGTAAGGGCCAACAATCACCACGTCAACAAGCTACCTCACGGCCGGCGCAACCATCATTTGGTGCACCAGTGCAAGCACCACAAAACAACTTTGCTAACATGACGGCTGACCAATTACCGTTCAACTAATGCTTAGTGGGAGCGCAGTTTTCCAGGACGGGTTTTTGATCATAAAGCCCGACCAACCGCCCGGCGACGGGTGGTTTGAGCATATCAAGACACTAAACAACGGCAAAGCAGATTGGTTCCGAGTGCAGTATGAAGAAACTGACCCGCGCAAGGTTCGGCCTAAGCAGCGGGCCCTCTTCTTTGCCCTCTTACACGACATCTGGAACTGGAGCGGCGAAGATGAGGATTACCTCAAGACGTACTTTTACAGCCGCTACATGGCCCGCACTGGTGGCAAAGCAATTAGTCTAGCAGATACCAGTCAAAGCACCGTCAGCGATGCTACAGAGCTAATTAATGACGTTGTGGACTTTATCTTTGAGTTTGACGTGCCAATTAAGGCTGGTATGTACTTGCTGCCCAAAGACGAGAACCATTTTCAGTATCAATGTATTGCGCACCGCAAATGTTTAATCTGCGGCCAGCACGCTGACATCCACCACGTCGATGAGATTGGCGCTGGCCGCAATCGTAACCAGCTTGACCACACGCAATTCCGATTAGCGGCCCTTTGCCGGGAACACCATACTGAGTTCCACCAGGTCGGGTCCAGCGTCTTTTGCAATAAGTACCACTTAACTAATTTAGGAGTCAAAGTTGATCACGCAACACTAAAGAGAATCGGAATCCAAGGGAGGTGAAGTCATGAATTACCTGCAAGAAATTCTGAGCTTTGAGAAGCTGCAAGAAATTAACCTAGTTTCACCCGGCCAAGCTCGGCTTTGGTATGTGCTGATGTACATCAACAATCTGACCGGCTGGAAAACCTGGTTTACGGTTGCAAGCTCCACGCTCGAATTCCGAAGCGGCTTATCACGTTCGGGTGTCATTAAGGCACGGAATGAGTTAAAGCAGCTAGGGTACATCGACTTCCAGACAAACGGACGAAAGGCAACATCATACCGTATGATCAGCCTAACGCAAGATAGTACACAAGATGGTGCACAACCTAGTGTACAAGGTAGTACACAAGTTGGTGTACAAAGTAGTGCACATACCAGTACACAAGATGGTGTACAAGGTAGTACACAAGTTGGTACACCATTATATAAACAAAACAAAACACAAACTAAACTAAACAAAACAAAAGAGAATACCCCCCTAACCCCCCAGAGGGGGGAAGACGGGCCACGGCCCGCCAAGTCCGTGCCTGGTGACGTGGCAGAAATCGTGGCCTACCTAAACGAAGTCACCGGGAGCCACTATAAGCCGACCACCCCGAAGACACAGCAACAGATCAAAGCACGAATGCGGGAAGGGTTTACGGTAGCCGACTTTAAGACTGTGATCGACAAGAAAAATCAGGACGAATGGTTTGTGACTGGTGGCTTTATGCGGCCTGAAACGTTGTTTGGTACCAAGTTTGAAGGCTATTTGAACGAACGGCCAAAGAACCAGCCGCAGCAACCGGCCCAACGGATCTACGGCATGAACATGTAGGGGGTGAACTGAATGGCTGATGAATTTGATTTTAGGATGCCAGCAGCGTTACGCCGAGCAGCATTCGACCCAGAAAATAGCCGGGCCATCTTTGCCAGCAAGGGCGTACCGATTGATGACCCACAGCTTGCTGAGCGAGTAGCCGCGAAGAAAAAGCAGCAACATCAAGCATGGGTGGAGCAGCTTAAACGCCAACGAGCCGATGTGTACTGGTCACACTCACTGCTGGGGGCCGGTGATGAATCGTTTGAGTTTAGCGATTGGCACCCGGAAGAGCATGGCGACAAGCGCCAAGCCAATAATATTGGCAACAAGGCCTATAAGCTAGCCCAAGAGATTGCGGCAGGTACTAACATGTCGGTGTTTATGTCGGGCAATGCAGGCACAGGTAAGACCTCGCTGGCTCTGGCTATGCTGACCGAGATTCGCAAGCAGGGGCGTAGTGTCATGTTTGTGTCGACGGAAGAACTGGCTAATCTAGTCAACGACCGGATCCAGTACCCTGACGTGGCTGAGAAACTAGCGGATACTCTGCGGGCAATGCAGGAGGTCGAAGTGCTAGTGCTGGACGACTTGGGATCGGAAGTAGGGACGTACGCTCAAGTCAACGACAAGGATTTCAAGGGCGTGCGCCGCGATATGCAGGAGCGGATGTACAAGGTCGCTAATGCCCGCTATAACGGCACTAAGGCAGAACAAGATTCCGCCCGCAAAGCAGGCAAGCGACTGTTGAAGCCGGTTCACTCAACCATCATCACGTCTAATAACCAGATCTCGGAACTTAACCGGATCTATGCCGAGCGGACAATCTCGCGCTTGATCACTCAAGACCCTAACCATGCCATTTTTTTCAACGGCATGCCTGATATGCGGCGCAACTAGAAAGCGAGGAAATAGCAATGACGACAAGCGAAAAATCAATCTTCTTGGTCGGCCAAGAAGTCAAATATCTGGGTGGTCGCTTTATCGTATCCGGAACATGGGACGATGACACCTGCGACTTAATGCAAGATGGACTGGTGGTTATGTATAACGTGCCACTGGCGGATGTGGAGGAGATTTAACATGACAAAGATCAACGATGACATCAAGCGGCTATACTACCGACTTGATTATGATGATATTGTGCAAGCTTTCGAAGCTACCCAAAAACTTAAAACCGGTTTTGGCGATTTCTTAGATCGTTGCGCTGATGCAGCGTTCGACGATGATGGCTATCAAGGGCTACAGCTTGCGGACTTTGAGGATGCAGAAATCGAAGCCTTGTGGGCCTATTACAAATCACGAAAGCACGCAGAGGAATAGTAATTATGGCTATGAGTTTTGAAGAGAGATTAAAGCGGGCAAAGAGCATTGTTAACAACTGCCGTGAAGAAGCTGAACGGCAAAACTTAAGCACAGCATGGGGCGATCAAGCCTTGACTAATGCAGTAGTAGCTATTGACTTTGCCATAATAGAAACGGCGAAAAAGTCGAAAACAAGTGTTGATGATGGAGGGGCTGATTGATGAAGCAGCGGCCAAGTAAGCAAGAAAGGCGGATGGATCTGCTACTAACGATCTTGACGGTGATCGTATTTGTCATCGCGATTTACTACGAAGTCCAATATTTCCGGTAA